GATCTTGTGATCGAGCGCGCCATTGCAATTAATCAGATGTTGGAGGGCAAAAAATCATTTATCTCTCACATTGTTCATGATGAGATTGTAATTGATTTTGCTGACGAGGATCGACAAATGGTGACTGAAATTAGAGATATGTTTGCTGCCAACAAGCTTGGAACCTTTATGGTAAATTTAAAAGCTGGAAAAAACTACTACGACTTGGAAAATTTATCGTTATGATTTCTATTGTTGGAATTGGAACAGGCGCCTCAGCGATAGCAGCTAAGTTTGGCGATATCGATCAATATGATGTATACATGTTGAATAATGATATCGAAAGGAGCAGCAAAAGAAAACGTAAACTTAAACTTTTTAAGACTCCCGAAGAATACGAAAACAATATTCCAGATCTAACCAAGTTTTTCAAAGACTTGAAAGAACATATACAAGTTTTTATTGTGGGCACAACTTATAGCTCTAATTATTCTCTTGGGATCCTCGAACAAATGAAGGGTAAGAAGATCGATGTTTTTTATATTAAGCCTGACATAGAATTGATTAACGGGGAACGAAAGCTTATTGAAAATGTCACTTTTGGGGTTCTTCAGGAATATGCTCGCTCTGGCCTTCTTAGCTCATTTACGATTTTTTCAAATTTAGAGATCGAAAAAACCCTTGGAGATGTTCCGATTAAAAACTATTATGATACAATCAACAAGTCAATCTTTTCTGCTGTACATTATATAAATTATTTCGCGCACTCAGACCCAGAAATCGGGCAAGTTGCAAAACCAGCGGAGATTAATCGAATTAGAAGCATTGCCGCGCTGAACATTAAAGATCTTCAAGAAAAGTGGTTTTTTGAGCTTGACGTTGAGCGCGATCTGTGTTATTATTTATGTATAAATGAGAAGAGATTAGCGACAGAGGGAACGTTGCACAGGAAGATTGTTGATATGCTAAAGAAGAAGCCTTCAAACGCATTTCGTAAAATTTCCTATGCAATTTATGAGACCCCCTACGATGATTTTGGGTACGTTGTGGCCCATACCAACAAAACACAGCAACAAAAAACTCTTGACAAGGTAGATTAAGAGTGCTATATTAGATATCAAGGAACGCTTGATATACTCTAACCATAAACAACAAAGGAGACAAAAATGTCAATCAATATGGAACTAATGAGAAAGAAGCTCGCCACACTTCGGGGCGAGGGAGAAAGAGAACAATCAGCTTGGTTTAGGCCCGATGAAGGCGACCAAGACATTCGGATTGTCCCAGCACCAGATGGTGATCCACTAAAGGAGATGTATTTCCACTATAATGTTGGAGATCACAGGGGCGGCATTGTCTGTCCAAAGCGCAATTTCGGGGATCCGTGCCCGATTTGCGAGTTTGCCTCTTCCTTATGGAAGGAAGGAGTATCCAGCAACGATGAAGAGAGCAAGAAGCTTGCTAAGTCATTGTTCGTTAGAGCACGCTTTTTCTCACCCGTCGTGGTTCGCGGCCGGGAAGATGAAGGAATCAAGATTTATGGGTACGGTAAACGCGCCTATGAAAATCTCCTGGGCTATATTCTAGATCCAGATTACGGTGATATCACCGACACACTAGTGGGCACCGATATTGCCCTTACCTACACCAAGCCAACGGCGCCTGGTGCATATCCACAAACCAACTTGAAGATGCGTAGAAATACTTCCTCGCTCTTGGAAGACACGGAAGCTATCCCTGCCCTCCTTGATAGTATGCCTGATATTGATGCTCTGTTTGAGCGTCAGACCCCAGAGCAAATCAACGCGATTCTTGATGAGCAATTAGCCGGCGATGGAAGCGCCGAGTCACGTTCGAAGGAAACCACAAAATACAGCAGTGGCAAAAATGATGTGGACCGAGCTTTTGACGAGCTAATGGCTAACAAGTAAGGTTTGTATGAAGCCGATGGCGCCCCGGCCGGTATGAATAGGGCGCCGCATTTTTAAACAGTTTATTGACAAACAGATATAGATCTGTTATCTTAATATAGGTGTGATATTGCTTCACACCAAGCCACTTTATATAATTTAAAAGGAGAAAAAATGGCCAAACTTACACCTCAATATACGTCCCCGGTGACGTCACAATATCGACAGGCAACCTCCAAGAAGAGAATTCGATATACTATCGAACAAAACATTAAAGACAACTCATCCATTTTGGAAGAATTTAACGAGTGGAGAGCAAAAAAGGGCCCCATGGAAGTGCCATCGTTTGATGGTATTTATCACGATGACTATAAGCCTGTGTTGTTTGATATTCGTAAAGCGGAGATTCGCGAGGATTGGGGACAACGGAATGCCCTCACTGAGCGAGCACGTCGGAGCAAGATTTTGGGAATCGCAAAGAAGTTCGATCCCATGCAATTTCAGCCCGTGGATGTAGATTATATCATTGATGAAGGTGTATATATCATCCGCGATGGCGGTGGTCGCGGTACCGCAGCATACCTTAACGATATTTTTATGGTACCCGCCTCGGTGCGCGCAGTTAAAAGTGTTGAAGACAGCCGCCGCTTATTCAACGCACAAGATAAGTATAATGCGGCAATTTCTTCATACGATAAGTTCTTGCAGCAGTTATTGGACAAGAAGCACTCGCGCCACAAGGTAGCCTGTGATACATGGAGTATCGCAAATTCGAGCGGCTTTAGCTTAGATTACCTTAACAAGAGCGCGGCAACGCCCCTTATCGAGGGGATCCCCACCCTGCAGCGCGTAATTCGTGTTGCTGGGGGAGATCACAAGGGAGTACAGTGGGGAGAGAAATCTGCCCCCAATGTCTCTGCGGCGGTTGATCTTATCAAGGCAACTTTTGTAGGAATCGATGAAATCCCAGTCTCGGTATTGGAGGCAATTACTGCTTTTATTTATGTGAGCAAAAATCGTATCCCCAACGGACAAGAAGGTGCTAAGCGTCTTGGTGAATTTATGAAACTGGTTTGTCAGAGTTCTCCGGAACTTAAAGAGATCACTAATTGGTCGCCGGCCCTTCATTTTGATTCGTCCAACAACTATGCCACATACGGCGCCGCAGCCCTCATGGCCAAGTGGAACGAGGTCTTTAAACACAAGAATCGCGGCCGCACCACGTCCTACAAGTATGTGAAGTGGGAGCTTCACGAGATTGATATTACGAAGACCAATCTCATGCAGTTTGCTCGTGATGAATCGCTGTACCCCCCGGCATAAACAAGGAGAAAGAATGGCAAGAAAAACCAAAGAAGCAAAGGCCGGCAGAGTATCGATGCAAGATTTAATGAATCTTGTCAATAAGAAAGCCGGCAGAAATGTCGCACATGATTTAACTGGCGACAACCCCACCGCAGTAAAGGAATGGATCCCCACCGGCTCTCGCTGGTTGGATTCTATTGTCTGCAAGGGGAAAGTGGCCGGCATCCCTGTCGGGAAAGTCTCGGAATTAGCGGGGTTAGAGAGTACTGGTAAATCCTACATGGCTGCGCAAGTAGCCGCAAACGCCCAGAAAACGGGCAAGATGGTCGTCTACTTCGATTCTGAGTCTGCCATCGACCCGGGCTTCTTGGAGCGCGCAGGGTGTGACCTAGAGCGTTTAATGTACGTTCAGGCATCTTCTGTCGAGTTTGTGTTAGAAACCGTGGAAGAACTGTTGGGAGCAACAGATGAACAGTTATTGTTTATCTGGGACTCTCTGGCGCTAACGCCATCAGTATCGGACGTGGAGGGCGACTTTAATCCTCAGTCTTCAATGGCAGTAAAGGCCCGCATTCTCGCCAAGGGAATGTCAAAGCTGATTATTCCCATTGCTGACAAGCAGGCAACTTTTTTGGTATTGAACCAGCTTAAGACGAATATCCCCAGTGGACCCAACGCACGAATCATTGCTATGACCACCCCCTACATGACACCAGGGGGAAAGGCGATGCACTATTCTTATTCTCTGCGAATCTGGCTGACAGGACGCAAGGCCAAAGCGGCCTTTATCGAGGATGAAAAGGGCTTCCGCATTGGCTCAGAGGTTAAGGTAAAGCTAGAGAAATCTCGCTTCGGGACGCAAGGTAGAACCTGCGCCTTCCGCATTTTATGGGGGACAGAAGATATTGGTATTCGTGATGAAGAGTCGTGGTTTGATGCCGTGAAGGGATCCGAACACATGAAGAGCGCCGGCGCATGGTACACCCTCTCAATGCCGGATGGGTATGAGAAGAAGTTTCAACCGTCCAAGTGGGCTGAATTGGTACAAACAGATGAAGAGTTTCGCGCACATGTGATAGAGTTAATGGATCAAGAAGTGGTACAAAAGTTTGATAAGAGAGAGGGTTCTGCCGATCAATTCTATTCAGATCCCGAATAAAACGCTTGACAGCCCTCATGTAATACGTTATACTTAGGTATAAGCTTGTAGGAGGGCTTTGTGTCCACGACAGCACAGGAATATGATTCGAACTATGGGGCCGAAAGGTTCCATCACTATTCAGGTAAGACGCGCCGTTACATGGAGCTAGCTAAGCGCATGGCACATCAATCGGCATTTCCCGATTACCGCCATGGCGCTGTACTGGTAAAGGGCTCAATTCGGAATGCATCCTTCAATAAGGACAATTACTGTTCATTTGGATCGAGATTTCAAAAAGAACATGAAGGTAGGACTACCCTACATGCAGAACTTGGCGCCATTCTGGGAATGGATCGCAGCATCACCGAGGGCTCTACGATATATGTGGCCAGAGTGGGCAAAGAGGGCAACTATAAGTTGTCCAAACCGTGCTCTATGTGCCATCAAGCCCTAAAACATGTCGGAGTTAAGCGCGTTGTATATACCATCAACGACAAAATAGCAGGAAGTTATAAACTATGAAAAGAGTATTGATTATTGATGCCCTCAACATGTTCTTGAGAGCATATATTGTAGATCCAAGTTTGTCGACGAATGGAGAACCCATTGGAGGATTCAAGGGTTCTTTAAAGATCGTACAAAAGCTTGTGCGCATGACCAAGCCGGATGAAGTAGTGATTGTGTGGGATGGACCCAACGGATCACGAAAGCGCAGGACAATAGACAAGAATTATAAAGCCGGCCGCAAGCCTCTTCGGTTGAATAGGGAGGTGAAGGCGCTTACTGAAAATGAAGAAATGCAGAACCGAATATGGCAGCAGAGGCGCGCCATTGAATATTTCAACGAGATGCCAATTGTACAAATCATGCTTCCGGAAGTAGAAGCCGACGATGTTATCTCTTATTTAACACAAGTCTCACAATATGATGGATGGCAAAAGGTGATTGTGTCTAATGATAAAGACTTTTATCAGCTGTGCGATGAAGAGACTGTTGTATATCGACCGACAACGGATATTATCTATAATACGAAGCGCATCGTCGAAGAGTTGGGAGTTCACCCTCGCAACATGGCATTAGCCCGCTCTCTTGTGGGAGACGCCTCAGACAATTTGCCAGGAATTAAATCGGTCGGATTTAAGGGCATCCAGCGCCGAATAGGATTTTTGGCAGCAGACAAAGATTATACTATTGACGATGTGATAGGATATTGTGAAAAGATAGACAAAAAATTAAAGTTTCATACAAACATTATCGAAGGCCAAAAAATAATTGAGCACAATTATAAAATGATGCAGCTTTATTCTCCGATGCTTTCCGTGCAGTCAAAAGACTTCGTTCGGAATGCTGTAGAGAACTTTGAGTGTGTTTTCAACAAGATAGAGATTATAAAGAAAATGCGCGATGATGGCTTTGGCGAACTTAACTGGAAGGATCTAGAGTTGCATCTAAATAAAATTAATCGCGAGTTTCGAAATGCTTGACTTTACCGTCAAATCGGTTATAATTACTACTGCATCCGAGGGATAACAATTGGCAGATCAAGCTAGCTTCAGCCGATATGGTAAAGTGTTTCAAGAGGGGTTAATCCAACTCATTTATGAGGATCGTCCTTTCGCCGACCAGATAACGGAAGTGTTCAATACCAACTTTTTGGAGTTGGAGTATTTGCGTGTATTTATTGACAAGATTCTCAATTATCGCGATAGGTATGGAACACACCCATCAGCAGAGACAATTATTGCGATATTGCGCACCGATCTCGATGACGAAGACGGCGTTGTTCGCAAACAGGTCCGCGATTATTTCGCTAGGATTACCACCAAAGAATTAACAGATATTGAGTACATTAAAGAACAATCGCTTGATTTTTGTCGCAAGCAAAATCTTAAAGAAGCAATGCTCAAGTCCGTTGGGCTCCTGCAGACATGCTCATTTGATGAAATATCACAAGTCATCAATGACTCATTAAAGCTGGGGTCAGACAACAACTTTGGTTATGATTACTTTGCAGATTTTGAGCAGCGATTTGTTCCAAAGCATCGTTTGCCGGTCACCACAGGCTGGAAAGAAATTGATAAAATTTGTGGTGGCGGTTTAGGCAAGAGCGAGCTTGGAGTTGTGATTGCTCCGACCGGGGCAGGAAAATCTTTTTGCTTAGTGCATCTTGGCGCACAAGGACTAAAGGAAGAGAAAGTGGTTGTTCACTATACTCTGGAGCTTCAAGACACTATTATTGCAAATAGGTATGATAGTTGCTTAACAGGCTACCCGCTTTCTGATATTATTAACTTCAAGGAAGAGATTTACGAGGAAATTAAGGGCATTAATGGAAAGCTCATTATTAAAGAATATCCTACCAAGGCCGCGACAACAAACACTATCAGATCACATTTAACAAAATTGCTGAAGAGAGGCATCAAGCCAGGGATGATTATTGTTGACTATGCCGATCTTTTAAGACCAGTAACAGTGAGAAAAGAGAAAAGAACCGAGTTGGAATCTATCTATGAAGAACTCCGCGCAATATCCACGGTGTTTCAGTGTCCTGTGTGGACGGCGTCACAAACAAATCGTTCGGGATTAAATGCAGAAGTGATCACAATGGAACAGATTTCAGAGGCGTTTAACAAGTGTTTTGTTGCTGATTTCATTTTCTCCGTTTCGCGCACAGTTGAAGATAAGCAAAATAATCAAGGGAAAATGTTTATTGCCAAGAATAGGAATGGTCCCGATGGAATTATTTATAATATATTTATGGATCCTTCAAATGCGTGTATTAAAATAATGCCACAAACCACGGCTGCTGCAAATGGGCTCATCCCGTTGAATCCAGTAGCATTAAGTGCAAGCACCCAAAAAGATTTGTTGCAAAACAAATACGATAAATTTAGAAATAGGAAACAACAACAATGAGAACAATTGAGAACATTCGCAGATTTAGATTATCCGACACCTTTATAGAACCCTACAAAGATGCCGGAGTCCCATGGGGCCCTATTGGCTATATTACTTTTAAACGCACCTATGCACGCCGCCTATCCGAATCCGAACCCGGCATGACGGGCACCGAGGAGTGGTGGCAAACCTGTCGGCGCGTCGTAGAAGGAATGTTCAACGTTCAAAAGGAGCACGTTGTGCGCTTAGGTCTCGAATGGAACGATGGTAAAGCACAACAAACTGCAAAAGACGCCTATGACCGCTTGTTCAATTTAAAGTGGACTCCGCCAGGCCGCGGCCTATGGATGATGGGAACAAAGTTTGTGGAAGAGAAGACTGGTGCCGCCCTCTTTAACTGTGCGTTCCGTAGCACAAAAGAGCTACCGACCAAGGGCGGCTATTTGTTTGCGTGGATGATGGATGCCCTGATGCTTGGTGTTGGCGTTGGTTTTGATACATTGGGCGCCGGTACAGTGGTTATTAAAGAGCCGGAATACACAGGTGACACACTTATTATTGATGATTCACGCGAAGGGTGGGTAAACTCTGTCCACATGCTTTTGGATGGATTTTTTCTTGGACATAAAGTGCCAAAATTTGATTATTCCGCGATCCGCGGTGCCGGCGCAAAGATTAATGGCTTCGGGGGCACCTCCAGCGGCGCCGCACCCCTCAAGGAACTTCATGAAAATTTGACTGAATTATTCTTGACAAGAATAGGAGAAACAATCACATCTGTTGATATTGTAGACACAGAGAATCTTATTGGTCGCTGTGTGGTGGCCGGCAATGTACGCCGATCTGCGGCCCTTGCAATGGGTAACTATGATGACAAGCGCTATTTGGAAATGAAGAACGATCAAGAGAAGCTGTATCACCATCGCTGGGGCTCGAACAACTCATTTAATGCAGAAGTTGGCATGGATTATGCATGGCATGCCGACCAAAGCAAGAACAACGGTGAGCCTGGATATATCTGGCTCAACAACGCTAAAACGCGTGGAAGGTTTAAAGACAAAGAAAGGTTTGATGATATTAATGTTGCCGGCTTTAATCCGTGTG